GACCGCATCAAGTCCTACGAGGACGGCACCTGCTCCGCAAAACTCTTCTTCATCGACGAGCAGGGCAACTGCTTCTCCAAGTCCTACGGCACGAAGTACGCGGGGAGCCTCGCCATGCTGGTGGGCCGACTCTCCGGCACCTACGCCAAGGAGATTCGCGCCGACGCCACCCCCGCCGAGTTCCAGCAGTACGTCAGCCCCGCCGTCGGCAAGCCCACCGACATCAGCGTCGAGGTGACGCCCAACGGCGAATGGAACGGCAAGCCGCAGTTCAAGTATAAGCTGACCTTTGCCAAGGGCTCCCAGAAGCCCACGGCCCCTGCACCCAAGGCCGACACCGACGAAGGCGTCCCCTTCTGATCACATGACCGACGCCCCGCCCGACACCCCTCCGACCCTCGTCCTCATCGGGGGCTTCGCTCGGTCGGGGAAGGACACCCTGGCCACGGGCATACTGGAATGGTCCAGACGCCCGGCGGTCAAACTCAACTTCGCCGACGCGCTGAAGGAGGCCGCCGACGAGATGATGACCTACCTGCATCTCGACAAGCACGGCTCCTTCCATGAGGAGACCTTCAAGGTGCAGCACCGGGACTTCCTCGTCAGCGCGGGCAAGTTCGCCCGCTCTCTGAACAAGGACATCTTCGCCGAGCACCTCGCCAACTGGGCGCCCTGCACCGAGGCCCCCGATGGCGAAGTCGCCCAGACCGTCGTCTGCTCCGACCTCCGCTATCTGAACGAGATTCACGTCTGCCAGGAGATACTCACGCCCCTCGGCTGGCGCGTCCGCACCGTCTACCTCTCCACCGCCGGAGTCTACCAAGCCAACGACGAGGAGTTTTACAGCGTGCTCGAGATGAGGGCCAACCACCGCTTTGACCAGGAGTTCATCTTCCGCCCCAACTCCCGGCAGGACATCGTCAACGAAGGCAAACGCCTCGCCCTGTCATGGCGTCTCTGACCCGCGAGGAAATCGCGTGGGCCGCCAGCGTCGGCATCACCGCCCGCCGCGCCGAATGGCTCGCCACCTGCCCCAAGTTCACCCGCTGGGACTACGAGAAGCGCACCGTGGCCGACCGCAACCTGTGGAAGAACGGCAACGTCTGGTTCCTCCGCATGAAGCGCCGCGGCGTCCAGATCGTCGAGCGCCTGTCCACCGACCTCGACGAAGCCCGCAAGCTGCGGGACGCACGCATCGCCCAACTCAACTCCGACATGACCCCCCAATGAGCAAGCCCATCAAATGGGTCGCCGCAGGTGACAACCACGGCGACAAGGCCGACCCCGAGGCCCTCGCCGCCCTCCGGGCCTTCATCCAGGACTACAAGCCCGACGTCCGCATCCACCTAGGCGACTGCTTTGACCTCCGCTCCCTGCGCCGTGGCGTCGGGGCCGCGGACGCCGAGTCCGCCGAATCCCTCAAGGCCGACATTGAGGCCGGCATCGAGATGCTGCGCTGGTTCCGCCCGAGCGTCTACCTCTGGGGCAACCACGAGCACCGGCTCGACCACGCCGTCAGCACGTCCGGCTCCGCCCTGATCCGTGACTACTGCACCGACCTGAAGGACGCCATCAACCGCGAGGCCCGCAAGGCCGGCGCCAAGACCATCCTGCCCTACCACGCCGAGAAGGGCGTCCACCGCCTCGGCCCCGTCGCCTTCGTCCACGGCTACGCCCACGGCGTCAACGCCGTCCACGAGCAGGGCAAGCACTACGCCGACCGCGGGGGCGGCCTGGTCTGCGGACACATCCACCGCCTGGAGCAAGTGAACCTCCAGAAGCACGAAGGCGGCGCCGCGTACTCCGCCGGGTGCCTCTGCCTCAAGGACGAGATGGGCTACGCGTCTCATCGCCTCGCCACCTCCCGCTGGGGCTCAGGCTTCGCCGCAGGCTGGGTCGACGGCGACAACTGGAAGGCGTGGCTCGTCCACCGCGTCGGCAACCGCTGGATCTGGCAGACCGACCTCAAGGTCTGGAAGGCATGAAGGCCGCCGACATCGCCGCCAAGCTCGGCCAGACCCTCAAGGTCAACGAGCACAGGGCCGTCCCCAAAGGCTGGTACACCATCCGCGACATCCAGCTCGAACTCGGGATGCGCTGGGCCGCCAACGCCTCCACCCGGGCGAAGAACCTTGAAGCCCGCGGCATCATCGAGCGCAAACTCTGGCACGCCTACAAGGAGTTCGGCTACGCCCGCGCCTACATCTACCGCCTCAAGCCGCCGCACAGGACTTGGCAGCAGGCCATCGACGCCTATCACCGCGTCGGCGTGGAGAAGGTCCCGAAGGGCTGGGCACGTCCCATCGACATCGCCCACCGCCTGCACATCACCCCCGAGGCCGTCCGCAACGCGATCCACCGCCACGGCATCAGGCACCGCAACTTCCGCACTACCCGCGGCATCTCCGGCGTCCACATGAATCTCTACGTCCGCGAGGCCGACATCCTCCGCGTCTACCGAAAAAGGCTTTGACCCTCGGGCCGCGACGCCCCATCCCATCCCCTTCCATGCCCTTGCCCGCCTCCATCGACGCGGAACGTGCCCTGCTCGGCACCGTCGTCGCCCAGTCCCTCCCGTGGCCTCCCGGCCTCCTGCCGTCCCACTTCGCCGAGCCGTCCCATGCCGACATCGCCGCCGCCGTCATCCAGCTGTCCGAGGAAGGCCGCCAGCATGACGAGGCCACCGTCTGGGAAACCCTCAAGGCCGCAGGCTCTACCGTCACCGCCCACGCCCTCTCCGACCTGACCACCGAGTGCTCTTATCGCACCTGGTCGTCCTCGTGGCCCGACTCCATCAAGCGGTCCGCCGCCCTGCGCTCCATCCAGATCGCCGCCGCCAAGCTGCTCACCGCCGCCGAGGAGCCCGGCGCAGACCCCGACGCCCTCCTCGCCTACGCCGAAGGCACCGCCAAGTCCATAGGCCGCGTCCGCTCCAAGACCGGCCCGCAGCGCATGGACCTAGCCGACCTCGAGTCATTCGACCGCAAGGCCGACCCGGACTCCGTCCTCGGCAACCGATGGCTATGCAAGGGCGGCTCCCTCCTAATCGTCGGGCAGTCAGGCACGGGCAAGTCCTCCCTCATGATGCAGGCCGCAGTCTCATGGGCCGTCGGGCTCCCCTTTTTCGGCATCCGCTCCAAGCGTCCCCTGCGCATCGTCATCCTCCAGGCTGAGAACGACCGCGGGGACGTCGCCGAAGCGTTCCAGGACTGCGTCCACGGCATGAACCTCCACCAGAACCAGCGCACCCTCCTCGACGAAAACCTGTCCATCTACCGCGACACCACCTCAGTCGGCACCGACTTCACCGCGCAGCTCAAGAACCTCATCACCGCCAACCGCGCCGACATGGTCTTCGTCGACCCGCTCCTGTCCTTCGCAGGCATCGACGTCTCCGACCAGGAGCAGGCCAGCCGCTTCCTCCGCCACGACCTCGCCCCGATCCTCCTCGAGACGGGCGCAGTCCTCGTCGCCATGCACCACACCGGCAAGCCCAAGACCGCCGCCGACAAGGAAGGCCAGACCGTCGCCGACCTCGCCTATGCGGGCCTCGGCTCGTCCGAGTTCACCAACTACTTCCGCGAAGTCGCCGTCCTCTTCCGCTGCCAAGGAGACCAGCCCGTCTACAAGTTCGGCCTGACCAAGCGCCGAGGCCGCGCCGGCCTCCAGAACGCCGACCACGAGTTCGCCGGGGAGATCCTAATCCGCCATTCCCGCCAGCAAGGAGTCATCCGCTGGGAGTATGCCGTCCAAGAGGAGACCCAGCCCGTCCCCCAGACCCCTCGCCAATCGAGCGTAAAGGGGTCGCCAAGGCGTTTTGACGGGTAGGTCCTAGTCCTACCCCTTACCCGACCCCTAGACCCCCCTTTTCATGCCACTACAAAACCCTAAGCAAAACCTTAAGCAAAAGCATGGTATCTATCCCTCCCTTCGGGAGAGGATAAGATACGGGGAGATAGCCAGCCCCCCTGCTTACGCGGGGGCGTCTACTCCCCCTGAGAGACAGACAGACACGGGGGCCGACCTATGACCCCGACAAGACGCCGAGCCCTGATCGCCTTCAAGACCCGCATGGCCAAGCGATGGGCCACCGACCGACCCGCCATGCTCAAGCGCTCAAAGGCCGGAGGCATGGCACGGGCACGCAAGGCCGTCACCGTCCGCAACTCAGTCCAGGACTGGCTGGCCACCAAGGGGACGTGGTACACCAAGGAGCAGCTGATGCTCATGCTCGCCGCGCATGACAGACGCAGGAAGCCGGACAACTGGTTCCGTCTGATCGTGGCCTGCGGCTTCATCACGTTCGACGATGAGCAGGGGAAATGGCTTAACCGATGCCAACGGCTCTGACCCGTTTGCATTCAGTTGATACTGTGCAAGAGTCTTGATGACTTGGCCCGTACGACCCAGGACCTCACCGCACCGCCGAAGGACGCACGCTCCTTCGACCGATGGTTCTATTCCCTGCCGCGCAAGCAGCAGGACAAGATGCGCGACGCCGGGGTGCTGCCCTATCGAGAGATGAGGAAGAGCCCCGACTACGTCTTCGAGGTGAAGCCTGACCATAAGGACTGGGCGACCACGGACAACCAGGAGCGCAAGGAGGTGGACTCATTCATCAGCCGCGAGCACGTCGGCCAGATGCTTAAGGCGTTCATCGACGCGCTGGCCATGACCGATGACCTGCGCTTCCGTCGTCACGTCGAGCTGATACGCTGGTCACTCAACCTGCCCGGTTGCCTGTCCTCGCGTCAGATCGCCAAGATGCACGGGCTGTCGCATGAGATGATAAGGCTCAAGGCCAAGGCGCTGCGGAGCGTCATAGCCATCGACGCCCTGGGGGCCTTCCCGCACCCCAACGCACGCAGACGCCCCCACACACCCCCCCGACAGGAATCTTTTAGCCCCCCCCGTGCCTGATTCGTGGCTCGACAC